CACTTACAGGTGGTACAGGGCTTGGAAAGTCTAGTGTAACTAGAGAACTTGAACATCATCTTATTAAGAACACTACAGATAACGTAGGTATCATAGCACTAGAAGAAGACTGGAGAAGAACCATTGACGGTATCTTATCTATTGAAGCTAACGCTAGGTTATATGTAGACCAAATAAGAGATAGATTTTCTAAAGAAGAACTAGATAAAATGTTTGATATACTTTATGACGGTGATAACAAGAATAGAGTATGGGTGCATTCACACTTTGGAACAAATGATATTGATGATATCTTTACTAAACTTAGATTTATGATTATAGGATGTGATTGTAAGTGGGTTGTAGTAGACCATCTACACATGTTAGTTAGTGCTGTACATGAAGGAGATGAGAGACGAGCCATTGATTCTATTATGACTAGACTTAGAAGTTTGGTAGAAGAGACAGGAGCAGGTATCATTTTAGTTTCACACCTACGTAGAGTTGATGGTAATAAAGGACACGAGAATGGTATAGAGGTTTCTTTATCTCATCTTCGTGGCTCAAATAGTATTGGACAGTTATCTGATTGTGTTATAGCATTAGAAAGAAATCAACAATCAGATGATGAAGACGAAGCTAGAACAACTAAGCTTAGAATACTTAAGTCAAGATACACCGGTGATGTAGGCATGGCATGTAGAGTTATCTATGATGCTGAAACAGGAAGACTCTCTGAACTCTCTGATAATGATATAGAATTTGATGGTAGTTTAGATGAGGCTTTTTAGTGCAGTTAGTATTTGATATAGAAACAGATGACCTGAAAGCAACTAAGATACATTGTATCGTTGCTAAAGATGTAGACACTCAGGAGGTTTTTTCATTTTCCCCTGATAACTTACAGGCAGGTTACGAGTTTCTAGCAACAGCAGATACTTTGATAGGTCATAACATTATTGGATTTGATATACCTATGGTACACAAGTTCAGTAATGTAGACCTCTCTAAAATTCCAGTAATAGATACGCTTGTTTTATCTAGGTTATTTAATCCGGCAAGAGAAGGAGGACATAGCTTAGAGAAGTGGGGATACAAACTTGGCTATCACAAAATAGATTTCTCAGACTATCTTAATTATTCACAAGACATGATGGACTATTGTATCCGTGATGTTGAACTTAACTTAGAAGTTTTTAAGGAGTTAAGAAAAGAAAGTAAAGGGTTTGATAAAGGTTGTATACAACTAGAGCAAAAGGTTGCAGAGATAATTAAACAACAAGAGGTCAACGGATTTAAGTTTGATACTCAACATGCTTTACTGTTACTTGCTGAACTTAGAGAAAAGAAACAAGCAATAGAAGATGAGGTGCATAACACATTTAAACCTAAGTGGGTTGATGATAAGTTAGTTACACCTTATATAAAGAAAGACGGTGAACTATCCAAGCGTGGTCTTACTGATGATGAGTACGATAGATGTATAACAACTGACAACACAGACCCTTTCATGCGACAGTCTTTACAAGAGTTTAATCTAGGCAGTCGTAAACAAATAGGAGAATATCTTATTGACTTTGGTTGGAAGCCTGAAAGATTTACACCAACAGGTCAACCAATAGTAGATGAGAAAACTTTATCTGCAATCACACACATACACGAAGCTAACTTAATAGCACAGTTTCTTTTACTTCAAAAGCGTATAGCCCAGATTGATTCTTGGATTGATGCTACTGAAGAAGATGGAAGGGTGCATGGCTTTGTTATACCTAACGGTGCTATCACAGGCAGGATGACTCATAGAAATCCTAACATGGCACAAGTTCCTAGCTCTCACAATCCTTACGGTAAAGAATGCCGAGCTTGTTGGACTGTTGAGGACGGTAATGTTTTACTTGGAGTTGATGCTTCTGGTCTTGAGATTAGAATGTTAGCTCATTATATGAATGACGAGGAGTACACTAATGAAATCATTAACGGAGATATACACACCTCTAATCAAGAACTTGCAAAGCTTGAATCTAGAGATAAGGCAAAGACATTCATCTATGCACTCATGTACGGAGCAGGAGATGAAAAACTTGGGAACGTGGTTGGAGGAACTACAGCAGATGGTAAAAGAGCTAGACAATATTTCTTTGATAATAAACCTACATTCAAATCTCTTAGAGACAGAGTACAAAGAGCATCTGCAAAAGGTTATCTCAAAGGACTAGACGGTAGAAAGCTTTATGTTCGTAATCAACATTCAGCTTTGAACACCTTGCTTCAGGGAGCAGGTGCTATTATAATGAAACAAGCATTAGTTATTCTTTCAGAGAGATTAACTTTAGGAACTGTACCTCACAAATTTGTAGCTAACATTCACGATGAGTGGCAGATAGAAGTTCCTGAGTGTAGAGCAATGCGTGTAGGTAGCCTAGCTGTTACCTCTATAATAGAAGCAGGTGAACATTTTAATCTTCGTTGTCCCCTTGATGGCGAATACAAGATAGGAGATAACTGGAGTGAAACCCACTAAGAAAGACCAAAAGAAATTTGACCTTGACTTATCATATGGTGAGATAAGGGAAGATAAAGTTAGAGACATGTTAGAAGGAAAGAAGATAGAAGTTAAATCAGAACGTGGAATGTGGATGAAGACAGGTAACATATGTATAGAGTATGAGTCATGGAACAAACCATCTGGTATCAGAGCAACTGAATCAGACTATTGGTTTCATAACTTATGTGTAGGAGACAATGAGTTTTGTACTCTTGTATTTAAAACAGATGTACTAAGAACTATAGTGGATAAACTTGATACTTTTAAAACTGTATCAGGTGGAGACCATAACGCAAGTAAAATGTTCCTTGTAAATCTACAGAAATTATTCTCATCAGATGTAATAAAAGCATTTAAGGACTCAGAAGATGGAAAAGAAAATGGAAAAAAATGAAAAAACACTTGACAGTTCTAGTCAAGAAGTATATAATAAACTGTCGGCTAATAAATTTAAGTCGGAATCTGGTCATTGGTATACGCAAGAAGGTGAACCAATGTATACTATCGTTGGTGCTAACGGTAAAGAAAGAAACACTACTCTTAGAGATGCAAGAAAGGAACAGTTAGTACCTTCAGTAACTACTATTCTTAGTATGATAGCCAAGCCTCAATTAGAGAATTGGAAAATTAATCAAGCACTTAACTCTGCTCTTACTTTAGAGAAAGATTCTTTAGAAACTATTGAAGAGTTTGCATACAGATGTAAGCAAGACTCTAAAAGAATAGGACAAGAAGCTGCAAAGAAAGGTACTAAGATTCATGCTATGATTGAACGTGGTTTCTTAGGTGAAGGCACTAGTAAAACTTATAAAATTATTCAAGCTTGGTTAGATAAAAATTTTCCTAATGAAGAATGGATAGCAGAGGACTCTTTCTGTGCTGATTTAGGTTACGGTGGTAAGATAGATTTATATTCTAAGTCCGGTATCTTTGTAGACTTTAAAACTAAAGATAACCTAAAAGGTAAAGACCCATCTAAGTTAGTATATGATGAACACGGTATGCAGTTGTCTGCTTACGCACAAGGTTGTGGTTATGATGATGTTGAAAGAGTATCTATCTTTGTTGATAGAGAAGACAATGAACTAATAGCTTGTCATATATGGGATAAAGAATCTCAAAACAAACATAAAGAAATGTTTAATAGTATTTTAAATTATTGGAAACTTGTAAAAAATTATGCACCAGAGAAAGTCTAAACAGTTAAGAAGAAAAGCAGAAGCTTTGTTAATAGAGTGGATAAGAACTATGGTTCCTGAAGGTGAAGATGCTACTAAGATTAGTAAGAAAAATCTACAAGAGTTCTTACCTGAACAAACACATATCTTTGCTAACAATAAGTTTATGATAAGTGCTTACAGTCTTCGATGGTTTTATAAACAGGTGAAAAGAAATCCTGATATAACTCTGGAAGAAATAAGTGGCTAGAAGAGTACCAAGAAAAGCAAGACCAAAGAAAACTAATGTGCCTAAAGGTTATGATAGTTTATGGGAACATGTTTTACATGAAACAATACTTCAAGATTGGAAACATCATTGGGATAACATAAGCTATGTGGTTAAGCATAAGTATGAGCCTGACTTTGTAAAGATAATAGATGGTAAAACAATATTACTAGAAGCTAAAGGTAGGTTCTGGGACTATGCAGAGTATAGT